CTTCTCAACCGTGTGAAATTACAAGCATAAATTAACAATCTCCCGTGAACCCGTCAAAAGCGGGTTTGCGGGATTAAAAATAGACTGCAATGAAAAAGACAGATTTGACATTTATCGGGATTGACTGTTGGGACAGACCCGTTTACAGAGACACCAACGGCAAATTATGGAAAGACATTACGCTTGGGAGCGATACGCCTGAATTATATTCAGCTTGCAATAATGACTTTGAGGGAGAGCCTGATATGCCTATTGAAATGACTTATCCCGATTTTGAATAGTTGACATGATGTTTAACCACGCCCGACAGAGAGCCGTAAAAGCCCTGTGTCGGGTTTAATAACTGAGAAACAACGATGACAGACGAAAAGAAATTTGAGTTCAATGAAGATATTGAAAATGATTGTTTAATGACATGGAAGAACGCCCGGACTTTGGGACGTTATAAGGTTCTCTGTAATGAACGTGATTCGGTTGACGTGAAGAAATACGATTGCTTCTTCGCTTTCGGTAATGAATCATTCGCAAGGGGTATGAAAGGAATACGCCCTTTGAATGACGGGGAGAAGATTTACAGTTTCGGCGCAGGGGGCTATGGTACAAAAGACGGTATAGAACGCCTGTTCAAGTTTTACGAAGACATGGAAGCCCGAATAAAGAATGAATGTGACCCTCAGGAGGTTTATTGCTATGAATACAATAACCATGAATGTTGCATTGCCTTTGACGGGGATATAGAAGCTATCAGGCTTGTTGCCGGGATATGGGGTGTCGAGACAGCGAAAACAATCAAACGGAGGTCGGCTTTTTATAGGGTTGAAGAGCTTTTCAATTGAAAAAGCAATGTTTTCTACGAGATAATATATGTTTTCTCGTAGAAAACTCTGTTTAATTAGTGTTTTCTGCGCAAGAAACCCCTAAAGGAGAGGAAAGTAAAGAAAAGGAGAGCAAAGAAAAATATCCTTATCAGGATATATGCGCCTTGTGGAACTCAATCTGTGTTTCTCTGCCGAAAGTTCAAAAACTCAATGACAACAGGCGAGCAAAAATAAAATGCCGCTGTGACGAATGGGGCAAAAGCCGTGAGACTTGGATACAGACCGCAGAAGACATCTTCAAGCGTGTTCAGGCTTCCGACTTCCTGACCGGGCGGCAATCCAACAAAAGGGCGTGGACGGCGACATTCGATTGGATTTTTGAGAACGGTTCAAACTGGATAAAGGTTCAAGAGGGCAACTACGACAACGATAAAGGCAGCGGCGTTCAGAACGGTTCAAAAGTCACAAAGGTTCAACTCGGTGTCGGCGAGTTCTATGACAACTCAGGGCGAAGGACATACGGTTCAGGCAAGGCAATAATACCTCCTACAGCCCCACCCCGTCCGTCTGACAGACACGCTTGGGATTCATCATCAAACACTTGGATTTTATTATGAGCATAAATTGGGAAAGATACGGGATAAAAGCCCCCTACGGGCGTTCAGGAAACAGAAAGGTTTTCTGCCCACAGTGCCATGACCAGCGTCACGACAAACGTGACAAAAGTCTTTCTATCAACCTTGAAACAGGCGAGTTCAACTGTCATTACTGCGGCTTCTCGGGCTGTGCAGCGGAAAAAGAACCTTGGGAAAAAGAAGACCGCCCGTGGCGCAACGCCGCCCCCATACGCCGCGAGAAACCCGTTTACAAGAAACCCGCCCCACGTCAGGACTGTTCTTCAATCTCAGGGAAAGCCCTTGAATGGTTCAAGGGACGGGGTATCAGCGAAAAGACCCTGACTGCGATGAAAGTAACCGAGGGGCTTGAATGGATGCCACAGAAGAACGGCAAAGCGAATACGGTTCAGTTCAACTACTACCATAACGGGGAACTTGTCAACACGAAATTCAGAACGGGAGACAAATGTTTCAAACTCTGTTCAGGCGCAGAACTTCTCCCATACGGGATTGACAACATCAAAGGTACGAAAGAATGTATCATCACAGAGGGCGAAATGGACGCTCTGTCATTCTTTGAATGCGGACGAACAGATGTTGTGAGCGTTCCGAACGGGGCTAACTCAAACCTTGACTACCTCGATGATTATCTCGAAGAATACTTTGATGACAAAGAGACAATATACATCGCATCCGACACGGACACGAAAGGCGTTGTTCTGAAAGAAGAACTGATAAGGCGTTTCGGGGCTGAACGCTGCCGGATCATTGAATACGGGGACGGATGCAAGGACGCTAACGAACACCTGCAGAAGTACGGGCGTGAAAGTCTTCTGAAATGTATCGCTGACGCTCCCGAAATAAAGATTGAAGGCGTTTTCACGCTGTCAGACTTTGAACAATCCCTTGACGCTCTGTTTGAGCATGGCTTGCAGAAAGGGGTAACAATCGGGCATGACAACTTCGACCGATTGTGCTCTTTTGAAACGAAGCGTCTGTGTATCATCACGGGCGTTCCGAGTTCGGGTAAGTCTGAATTTATTGACGAAATTGCAGAACGATTGAATATCCGCTACGGCTGGCGTTTCGCTTATTTCAGCCCGGAGAACGCCCCGCTGGAATATCACGCCTCAAAACTGATTGAGAAGTTCACGGGCAAACAGTTTGACAAAGAACACCTGACATACGGGGAGTACAAACAAGTGAAACAACACCTTGAAACAAATTTCTTCTTCATATCCCCGAAAAGCGATTTCAGGGTTGACGCAATTCTCGAAAGGGCGAAATTCCTTGTCAGACGCAAGGGGATTAAAGTTCTCGTTATTGACCCATATAACAGGCTTGAAGATGAAAGCGAGGGCAAGAACGAGACTAAATACATATCAAGGCTGCTTGACAAACTGACAAACTTCGCACAGCAGCACGATGTGTTGGTTATCCTTATGGCGCACCCAACAAAGATGCAGAAGAACAAAGACGGCGAGCCTGAGATACCGACACTTTATGACATCAGCGGCTCGGCTAACTTCTACAACAAGGCTGATTTCGGTATTGTCGTTCACAGAAACCGACTTGAAAACACGGTTGAAATCTACGTGAAGAAAGTGAAGTTCAGACACCTCGGAAAGTGCGGAATGGCTCTGTTCAAATATAACCTGAACAACGGGCGTTACAGCCCCTTTGTCAACGGAACAGAACCCGTTTGGGATAACAGCAACCATTTACAGGAAGAAATCAAACGGCGTGAGCAGGAAGCCTTTGAAGCCTCTCAATTCAACTGGGATGACTTTCAGCCATCCGATGAAGAATGCCCGTTTTAACCATTTAACAGCAAAATAAATTTACAGACAATGGAAAAGATTAAAACTTATGTTCTTACACTATCGAAGTTCTTCCCCTCCACACACATACGCAAGGGAGAACCGACATCATTTCGTGACGCTTTCAATGCGGGACAGGTTTTCAACAGAGGTTCAGCGTGTTTATACAGACACCCAAAGAAGCACACGATACGGTCAAACTATCCGCTATGGCTGAAACGCATCACAGAGGTTCAAGCCGGGAAGGCGGTTCTCTCTGTCAGACAATGGACGGGAAAACCATACAGAAGCCCGCAAGAAGAAATAGCCATACTGACAAATGAAGACGGGCTTGGAATTCAAGAATTGAAAATGATTGATTTATTCAGACCCACAACGATAAACGGAAACAGGGTTGAATTGCCTGATTTGGCGGCGAATGACGGCTTATCGTTCAACGATTGGTATGATTGGTTTAAAAGTTATGATTTAAAACAGCCTATGGCGATTATTCACTTCACAAAATTCAGGTATTGACATGAAGCCGAAAGAATTTTTTGACGCTGTTGTCCGAATGAGAGAAAAACAGCGGGAATATTTCAAGACCAAGACAAGTTCAGCCCTGACAGAAAGCAAGAGACTTGAACGGGTCATTGATGACGAAATAGAAAGAGTTCAAAGAATTATTCACGAAAAACAGAACCCAAAGTTATGGTAAGATTGATTGAAAATCCGATTTGCGTAAAGATAACCATATTCAAAGGTCATCACGCTGATGAAGTGGTTTATTATCGGAACAAATTATCTGTCTCTATGATTGAGAAATGGAGGTGGTATTTTGAATACCTTGCAGCCCTTATCAAAGTTAATAACCCTCTCCGTAAAACAGAGCTAACGATTTGTCCTCAGACACTTCTGCAAGGGGAAGAATATATTGAAGAAAAAAGCAAAACACTACTTAAAGCGAAGCGAACAAAGCTGAAAACGCTTCAAAACAAGCCTGTACAGAACGACTTGTTCAACTACGCTAAACAGGAACAAGACAGTAAAATTCAAACCGTACAAAGTGAAATAAACGCTCTTGAACAGGGGGAGTTTAACTACTATGTTCCTCCAACATACATAAACAGGGTTAAAGAATGGATAAATCGATAAAG